TTTTGAACTTTTGGTTCCCATAGCCATCGACTTCTTCACTCACTTCAAGAAGAGCGACCTTCAAGCAAAATGCGTTATTCATTTTTGGTTAATGCTATCTGCTTAAGAAGGAAGTCGAAGTGCTTAGGTAACTCTTTCAATGAGCCATCACTTTTAAAACCGAAGGAAGTCGTGACATAAAGCAAGATGAAAGAAGAGACCAAGGAGTCCTTATCGTCTTCTAGGTACTTTTCGGCAACTCCGGAAGACCTAAGCAGCCCCTTGGCCCCTTCAATCAAAGAAATCAGTTCATTATCAACTTCGGTATTGTTTAAAGGTATCCCAAGACTAGTCTTAATGACGTCGAGGATCATTATTCAGTTGCAGGACTAGATGCGGCCTTGCCTTTTTTAACTCTTACGAAGCCTTTGTAGCCGACGACGTTTCCGCCAGTGAAGACGCTCGCCTTATAGCAGATGATGCCGTCTTTGAATTTGTAGTCGGTGCTCTTCCCGATCTCGACGCTTGAGAAGATAGGCACTTCATAGTTTAAAAGCGAACCATAGGCGATGGAGTATGTACCTTCGCTAGTGGCTGGGTCGCTTAAAGCAGGACAGTTGCCATTAAGGATATAAGGGATGCCGTCGATGGTTTGGTTTACGTAATCGATAGCGTGGACCTTTCTTCCTTCAGGCGTTCTAAGTTTGGCAAATGCCCTGAGATCGTTTTTGTTGATGATTAAGCAAGCCCCGTTTTCGATGGCTTCCTCACCGCCATAGGCAAAGACGATATCGTCAAGGGTGTTTTCATCGATGGTTGTGATCTCCAAGTCCTTGTTGTCCTTAAGGGCATCGGCCTTGCCGCTGAAGATGCCGGTGAAGTTATTGGTGCTTCCGTCGCCTTTAAGGATCTGCTCGGATATCTTCTTTCTAAGTGAGATATTGATGTTTTTAAGAACCTCCGCCTGATAGTTGATCGCAGGAAGCTTCTCTAACTCTTCGGTGATTTCGGTATAAGCCGTGATCTTGACCTTTGGAATGGTTACATATCCATAGGTTGGTTCGGTTTCGGTGTAACTAGCGCCTTCAGCAGTGTTACCTGCAACGCCATAGGATTTGACAAACGATTTGGTGTAGGTTTCACCGCCGTTGAGATTGATGGTATGGACCCTATCGACGAGCTCGCTATAAGGCTTGAACGGATAAGGTGCCAAATTGCTGTCGACGTGTTCAGGAAGCAAGATCTCTTCGCTAGATACCTTGATGGTCCTATTTTCCATCAAATCCATGCCGCGTTTTTCCAAGATTTCCTTTGAATCTGCGTTGTTTTTAGTTGAAACGACAGGGATTTCGGTCATCTTGTTGAGAGACATCTTCTTTTCGATCATCATCCTTTCCTCTTGAAGCTTGTCGGTTTCCTTTTCCATTTCCTCAAGCTTCGCCATATCTTCTTCTTTGTCGACCATGCCCCTGATCTCGTTGAGGCGGTCTTCGATTTCTTTCTTTCTTAAAACTAAGTTCATTTCTATTTACCTCCGATTTTTAGTTTTAGGTTTATCTTTCGCCTTATGAGTTCCTTCATCTTCTTCTCTTCTTCCAAATCCATGGCCCTTAACTCCGACTCCACGAAATCAAGGGAACGAGAATAGATGGAAGTCCCTTCATAAGCAGGAAGATCTACGATTGATACGTCATATAATCTTTCAATCGACGTAATCTTTCTAAGCGGAATATCACCACTTCTATCCCATTCCTGGGACTTGACTGTAAAAGCAAAGGACATCTTGTCGAGTAGCCCGTTTTGGACCATCTTGTAGATGTCTTTGTTGGTTTGGGTATCGAGTAATTCCGCTCTAATCTTTAAGCCGTGTTCATCAACTTCTAGCTTAAGAGAGCCGTTTTTGGTTCTAGCAATGACTAGAAAATTATCCATGTGGTTGTATTTGAGCGGAACGTCCTTCATCGATGTGTCTTTAAGGGCTTCACTCATGATCATTTCCCTGAAGCCGCGCTTAGAGTCGCCGATTAAAGTCTCCTCATTGAATACAATCGCATAGCCTTCCAGAACCATCTTATTTTCATCATTGTTTGTTAGGTTCAAAGTCGCTGTTCGTATTTCCTTTATCATCTAGGTTTTCCTCCTTTTCTTCGCCTATTTGGTATTTGTTTGCCTTGTCGCTATCGACAAAATTTAAAGATTGGAGTCTCTTGTTCCCTCCTTCTATCGGTTCAAGCCCTAATAGTCCCCTGCACTCGTTTATCGACATGAGCCCAAGTGACATCAGTTTTTCTATCGCCGATACTTTTGTCGTCCAGCTTGCGTATTGGAGTCTTTCGGAATAGAAGATTATCTCCGCGCCATTCTTGAGCTCGTTATCAGTTAAGAGCCCCAAAGAAAAAGCCTCGCTAAGCTGTATCGCAAGAGGCTCTATGGTCGTTTCATAAAACGCGTTGAATTCGTTCTCGTTATAGGAATTGTTGAATACCGGGATGCTCACCCCAAAGTAATCCAAAATCTTTGACTGAATAAAATTTAGTGTATCTTTATCGACAAGTTTCGGATCTAAAGAAAGCGGCTGGTATTCGCTTTTTAAATCCATAGGAACGATTGAGGATTTGTTCTTGCTTGAACCTTCAAGCGCCCTGTTGAATGCCTCTACCGCCTTGTTCCTGTCTTCTTCTTTTAGCAAGCCGTTTAGTTTAAGAATTCCCTTTATCTGGAACGAGCTGAAGACCGCCTTTTCCACTCCTTGAAGAAGAGCGTCGTTTATCCCTAGTGTCTTTAACAAAGCTTCATGGCTTGACTTGCTTCCGCTTCCTCCAAAGATATCGTTACTTGTATAGAACCTACGCAGGTGTATCACGTTTTCCTTTGGAAGGATGAACGACTCACCGCTTTCAAAATAGAACTTCAAATAGTAGGTTTCCGATTTATCAACAATAGGTTCGACGATTATCGGATTGAGTGGATACAAGGCTTTGAGTTCAAACGTCTCCCTATCGTAAAGTGGATAAACAAATGCATTGTCGTTTAGTAAGAGCAACGAGACCACCTTATAGATGAACTGATAGGGAGTCATGTATTCGTTGGGCTTGTTCTTCAACAAAAAAGAGAGGCTTTTGTTCCTCTCCGTGATTATCCCGTCTTCGCTTCTTTTGATGCATCTTCCTTTAAGCTTCGCGCATTGGCTTGCTATCCTATCGACGCATATAAGGACGACATCGGAATTGGTTATCTTCCCTCCGAATGGCGTCAAAGGAAGAGCGATATCGTTAATCAAACCAATAGCATCAAAATTCTCTAATTTCTTCTTTTTTCTTTTAAAAATCACACAGAAACTCCTCCTTTTTCTAAATTCGAGCAAAAGAAAAGAGCCCGATTAAGAGCCCCAACTATATGTAAATAGCTTTTTATTTAAGAAGTTTATCCTTTTCTTTTTTAAATTCCTCTTCGGATAAAATTCCTTTTTCTTTTAATTCAAATAGTTTTTCTAATTCGCTTGCTTTATTAATTTCTTCTTCCTTATTTTGCTTATTTTCCTTTTCCTTTTGTCTCTCATTTAGTCTATTTTGAATAGCATTATAAACCTCGTCTAGATTTTTAATAAAAAAGAAAATAATTCGGCCCGAAGTTGAATTTAACATTAATGATTTTGATAGTTTTCCATCATTTTTCATGACTGATGTAATTGCATCCCACGGAAGTTCAACAGAATGCTTAAGATTTCTACCAATTACTCCCTTATCATTGATTGTTAAATTTTGCTTGCGGATTGAAAAAGCATAATAGAAAGTCCCAACTGCAAAAATAGCGGATAAGATAGCAAGGCCAACATAAATAAAAATAGTTGTTTGATCTTGTTTAATATCAGGCAATGAACTTGCTTCATCTTTGAGAGAAGCATCGGTAATGAGTAAACATATCGCAAGTATAAAAACTAGTACACCAACGATTCCACTAATTAGAAATGGCATAAATCCGCCAAATTTGGCTGTAACTTGTTTATTTGAAGTGCCGTTTCTTTCTTCAGTCATATTTTACTCCTCCTTAAAACACAAAGATTTATGATTAGTTTACCCCCCCTCGACAAAAGTCAAGAATTTCGATAAAATGCGCACTATTTAACCATTGCTTCATAATCTAACTTATACCTAGTCAAGGTTGCATAAGCGATAATCGTAGCAACCGTGCCATCTATTCTTTTTAATCTTGAATTTAACTTCGATGGTTGGATGTTCCCATTCACATCGACTTTGGCTTGAGTATTTGCTAGGCACCATTTGATGACTGGGTTGTTGTTGTAATTGAGTGCGTGGTTCCTTAAATCCGCCTCAAGCTGCTTCATAGGTTCAGAAAGCGTATAAACACCCTGCCTTATCTTTTCCATCTCGAAGCCCGTGTCCTCCATCTCCTTCACCCAGTACTGCGAGTTCCAAGGATCATAGCCAACCCATAAAGGCCTGATGTCGTATTTATCGATCATCGACCACAACCACTGCGTCACCAAACTAAAGTCATTTTGAGAACCTTCAGTAAGCGTGATGTATCCCTTCTCTACCCAGATATCATAAGGAACGTTATCCTCTTGGATCCTTTCCCTAAGGT